TTTAAAAATGATTGTTATCATGCATTAATATAATATAAATTATAGGAAAAACACCCCTTGTTTAACCACTAAAAATTAGTTAAAAAATGAGAAAAAAACGTCGGTCAGGACTCTACTCAAAAAAGAATCGTATGAGAAGGTCAAGAACCAAAAAGTTGAGAACATATTATGTTTCTCGTGGTGGAATTCGTCTTTAATTATAAACCAATAAAAAATTTAAAAATGGCTAAGCCAAACATTTTTAATTCAGTACAAGTCTCAAAACCTAAAAAAAACGTATTTGATTTAACACATGATGTTAAACAATCTGCTAAAATGGGTGAATTAGTTCCAGTATTGGTCCAGGAGTGTGTGCCTGGCGATAGTTGGCAAATTGGATGCGATAGTCTTATCAGATTTGCTCCCCTTATTGCACCAGTTATGCATAGAATTGATGTATCAGTACATTATTTTTTCGTACCTAACAGAATTTTATGGGAGAATTGGGAAAAATTTATTGTAGATGCTAATACTCAATTAGTGGCCCCTTTTATAAGTACTGAGTTGCTTAAGCCGTTTTATGGTGGTCAACCACTTGCCCGATTTGCTGACTATTTAGGAGTTCCACCAATTGCAAATCCACAAACTGCTGCAAATATCAATGCTTTACCTTTTGCAGCTTACCAATGTATTTATAATGAATATTATAGAGATCAAAATTTAATCCCTCCCATTAGTTATCAATTGAGTAATGGCGATAATTCTTCAAATATTGCTGTTTTATCAAAAATGAGAAACCGCGCTTGGGAACACGATTATTTTACAAGTTCTCTACCTTGGGCACAAAAAGGTGCTGCAGTTGATATCCCTTTAGGAACAATTAACGGGGATGCAGAAGTATATATTAATAATTTAGTTGGTCCAACTACTTTAACCGGTACTACTGTTAGTCCAGTAGTACAAAATCAACTCTCTACAGTTGTCGGAAACAATGAATTATTTGCACATTTAGATGATCTACAAATTGGTGCTACAACAATTAATGATTTACGTAGAGCATTTCGTTTACAAGAATGGTTAGAGAAAAACGCTCGTGGTGGTACAAGATATATTGAAAATATTTTGATGCATTTTGGAGTAAAATCATCCGACGCAAGACTACAACGACCAGAATACATAACCGGAGTTAAAACACCAGTTGTTATTAGTGAAGTATTAAACACTGCTGGAACATTTAGCGGTCAAACAGCTACATCACCAGTTCAAGGTAATATGGCTGGCCACGGTGTAGCCGTCTCAACTGGTAAGTATGGTAATTATTTTTGTGAAGAACATGGATACATCATCGGTATCATGTCCGTTATGCCAAAAACTGCTTATCAGCAAGGAATACCAAAAACATTTCTTAAAAATGACCCACTTGATTTCTTTTGGCCTTCATTTGCACATATTGGAGAACAACCAGTACAAAATCAAGAAATAATGGCTTATTCGGGTGCAGTTGCTGAACAAACATTTGGTTACGTTCCAAGATATTCCGAATATAAATTTAATCCTAGTCGAGTAGCTGGTGATTTTAGAACTACTTTGGATTATTGGCATTTAGGAAGAAAATTTGCAAATTTACCCGCATTGAACCAAACATTTATTGAGTGTACCCCTGAACAATGTGCACGAATATTTGCTGTTCAAAATGAAACAGACAATCTGTATATGCAAATATTACACAAGATTAGAGCAGTACGACCAATGCCCAAGTTCGGAACACCAATGTTCTAACATGTCAACAAGATGTATAACACCCTTTTACAAAAAACTGGATATTGTCAACGGCGTTACAACGGGATATGTACCATTTCCGTGTGGCAAATGTCCCCCTTGTTTAAGGAGAAGGATATCAGGATGGAGTTTTAGACTAGTTAAACATGGAGAGCGGTGCAAGTCCGCTCTCTTTGTTACACTTACATACAATGAAGAAAAGATACCTAAAACTCAGTCAGGATTACAGACATTAAAAAAGTCCGATTTGCAAAAGTTTTTCAAACGTTTAAGAAAAAAGACGCATGAGAAAATTAGTTATTACGCAGTTGGAGAGTATGGGGATAACACTCAAAGGCCCCACTATCATATTATTCTTTTTAATGCTATTCCTAGAATTGTTGAGGCTAGCTGGTCAATTGATAATGATATTAACGGCCATTGCCATTTTGGCGATGTTAGTGATGCCAGTATAGGATACACACTAAAATATGTAAGTAAGGAAAAAAGAATACCTATGTTTCATGGCGATGATAGAGAAAAAGAATTTTCAGTTATGAGTAAAGGATTAGGAAAAGATTATTTAAATGAAAAAACAATTAAATGGCATAAAGCTAAACTAGAAGAAAGATGTTATTTACCGTTAAAAGACGGAAAAAAGGCATGTATGCCAAGATATTATAAAGACAAACTCTATAATAAAGGTGAAAAATTTCGTATTTCAGTATATCAAGAATATCTACAAGAATTGGAAGAACCGGTACCAGAAAGAATTAAAGTTGAACAAGACATAAACGCATTTAGACGAGCTCACAAAAAAGCTAAACAAAGACAAAAAATATAAACATGGAAAATCAAGTAAAACACCCGTTTAACGCAACAGAATTTATCTACGAGGGCGAAGTAAACAACGAGCCTAGTCAAACAGTACCAGACCAAAGCATGGGTCTTCGTGAATTACTTATAAGATATGCTAAAGGTTTACCCTTAGAAGGTGCAAAAACACCAATATTTGAGGGAGAAGATGGAAGCGAAATAGATATTGAAAGATTAGATCTCGCAGAACGTGAAGAACTGGCGGAACAAGCCAGAGAGGAGTTAAAAAATCTCACAGAGAAGATAAAAACCGATGTAGCGAAAGCGAAATCGAAAAGAAAATCAGTAATTACTGATGTTGAGGAAACCTCCGAAACAGATGAAAATCAATAAAAAATATCTTTTTTATTTTAAAAAAAGCACAGCCCTGAAAGGGCTGAGCTACGCAATTAGCACTAATACACTCTTGATATATTAGTGCTAATTGACACCAAGCCCTAAAAAGGCGATAAAAAAGTGAGGAGGCCAAGGAGGTACGACGCGAACGATAAACGAATTAAAAGCCTAAAAATGGGCTTAAAAGTCAAAAAACAATAAAATATGCCAGCAGAAGTATTGGCGGCAGGTATAACAGCCGCAGGACAACTAGCAAACGCAGGACTACAAGGTAGTATGAACCAAGCTACCAGAAAGTGGAATGAAAGAATGTATAATACCCAAAGGGCAGACGCATTAGCTGACTGGATGCGTCAAAACGAGTATAATCACCCGATGGCACAAATGCAAAGGCTCAAAGATGCTGGATTAAACCCAAATTTAGTATACGGAAAAGGCGCAGACGCAATGTCCAGCCAAAGTGTTAGAGGGACAGATGTAAAAAGTTGGAACCCACAAGCACCCAGTTTTGATACTGGGAGTATAGTAAGAAATGCATTATTTGCTGGAGTAGATTTAAAGGCAAAAGATGCAAACGTTAGAAATACAGAACAAGTAATTGCAAACAACAAAGCAAAAGAAGAAGAAACAAAGGCAAGAACTATCAATATTTTAGGAAACACAGAAAAAACAACATTACAGAACAAAAGATACAATGAATTAGTAGATAGTCAATTATCATCAATGAATGCTAGGACTAGACAAACACAAGCCCAAACCGACCAAACTTTAACCAGGACTGAGCAGTTAAAAATGATATTTACCCCTACCCTACAAAAAGCAGTTCAAGATGTCTTGCAATCAAGATTAACACAAGCAAAAACAATTGCAGAGACTAATTTGATTAAAAAGCAAATTGAAAACGTTGGAAAAGATGTAGATTTAAAACAACTGGATACAGATCTAAAAAAATTAGGTATTCAGCCCGGCGATAACATGTTTATGCGAATTGGAGCAAGAATTCTTAACGGAATATTGGGTGATATTAAAAACCCTAAATCGCAAACATGGCAAAAAAGTAACAGTCCAAATAAAGTTATGGATAGGTAAAAACCAGCATTTTTTACTAAAAAATGCCATATATTCACACATGTTAATAAATGATTTTGGTCACTTTAAAAATGATTGTTATCATGCATTAATATAATATAAATTATAGGAAAAACACCCCTTGTTTAACCACTAAAAATTAGTTAAAAAATGAGAAAAAAACGTCGGTCAGGACTCTACTCAAAAAAGAA